GTTTACTGAAGACGGCCATTTTGAATGGGAAACATATGATTATGCTTTAGACGATGAATACCTAATGGAGTTATATTACGAAGATGATATGGAATTTGATTTAGCATACGAACAATTCCTGAGCGATGAAATAGACTTACAAAAAGAATGTCCAACATGTGATATAGAAGCATTTTTTGATTTATCAGATGATGAACTAATAGCATTTGAGAACGAAAGAATGTATGAAGAAGAGGCTTACTTTGAATTAGGCCCTGAAGCAGACATAGAACGTTTTATACAAGAAGAAGGACTTGAAGATTTATTAAGTGAAGAAGATTTAGAACAATTTAAAAATGAAGCATACGCAGAAATGGACGAGTATTATGAAGAAGGTCCTATGATGGAAGAGCATCATGAAGAAAACGGTCCTGTACATTTTGCTGATGCTAGTACTCCAGAATCAAATACCGAACGTGAACAAAAACAAGAAAAAGCAGACAAGCAGTTTGTAGGTAATGTTGGTGCAGGTGTTATGAGTTTGAGTGTTGCAGAGTTTAATATTGACTTTGGTAACAGCAACGATACAAGTTATGCTTCAAGTGAAACCCAACAACAATTAGAAACAATTATTGCTGATATTATAGACGATGGTAGCAGTAGTGTTGATGATGGTAGCAGTAGTGTTGATGATGGTAGTTCAAGTGGTAATGACGGTAGTGGACAGTTTGCACAAGGCAATGACGGAAGTAATAGTAATACAGGTTACAATGACGGAAGTAGTCAAGGAAATATGGGTATGCTAACACAAGAAAGCTCAACAGGTGATACTTTCTTCCAAGAACAGTCAGAGCAAAACATGGGTCAACAAAGTTTTGATGCTACAACAAGTACAACTGATACAGTTGACACAGGAGCATTTGAAGTTGCTACAAGTTCAGCAGAAGCACAAACGGTACAACAAGAAGAAACATTACAGTTTGTAGACAGTTTTGATGACGGAACAGGTGGCGGTGTCAGTGGAGCAGACATACAGTTTGAAGATGAACTTACAACTGCATTAAGTAGTGGAACAGGATTAACAGAATTCCTAAGCCAACAAACACCTGACTATAACAAATACGAAATCCAAGCACCTACACAATTGGAAGTTAATCAGTTCGAGGCAGTAGAAAGTTTAGCAGATACAATGGGTGCCGAAGTTGCCCAAGCAAATCTAACAGCAGAATTAGAAAGCATACAGGATGGCGGAGAGCAAGGTAACGAATACGGTGATCAAACTGTAGCAGTTGCCTACATAGGATATACAGCAGGATTTAGTGAGTATACATCGCAGATGCAATTAGCAGACCAACAAGCATGGTATGGTAGTTCACAGGTGTATAAAGGTAACAAGCCTGTAGATAACAAAGCAAGTTTTTATATGATGGCTGGAAACACTCAGGAAAAACTTAAACAAATGATTTATAGTCAATATAAAGCAGTTGAAAAACAAACAGAAACGGAGAAATAAAATGGCAGAGATAGAAATAGCAGGTGTTAAAATGAGTGGTTCTAAACTAGTCATTATACTTCCTTTACTGGGTACTTTAATAGGCGGACTTTGGGGAGGCTTTGAAATGTATAATAGACTACTTGAAGCAGAACAAAAATTAGCAGGGTTAGAACCAGAAGCAATTCAGCAAGAGTTGGAAAATATTCGCGAACTTACTGATATTATCAAAACAGATCTAAGAGATGATATTACTATAGCGATGGACTTAGCAAGAACAACAGATAAAACATCAGCAGAAACACAAAGAGAAATTAGAAATGATGTGTATGCTATGGAACGTGATATGAATGCACGTTTTAAAGAGATAGATTCTGATGCTAGAGAGTTAAGAAAAGACTTAGAAGAAAAAATTACAACTATACTTGAAAATCCACTTAACGACGTCGAATAATAACTAAATACAGTTATGAAATGGTTATACAGTGGATATGCAGTTATCATATCTATAGTACTTTTACTCGCTTTAAGAGTTTCAGATCCGACTCCAGTACAAAGTTTACGTGGACAAGTATTTGATAGTTATCAACAATTTGATGAAATCATTCCAAGCCAAGATATTGTATTACTAAACTTCGGTGAAAACACTTTAGCAACATACGGCCAATACCCTTTCCCTAGACAATACTATGCTCAACTAGTTGTCGATGTTGCAAGTAAAAATGCCGGCGTATTAGGTTGGACTATAATGTTTCCTGAGGAAGATAGATTCCAAGGCGATGCCTCCTTTGCCGACATGCTAATACAAAACAAAGTAAATGTTCCAGGAGCAAGACGTAACCCAATTAATTATAATGTATTAAGTCAAACACCAAGTGTAAAAGGTATAAAAACATCTGGTCCACATATAGGAACAGGCACAATAGGGCCTGTACCTGCAAAAGATTATTTACTAAAATGGCCTAACTTAGTTACTAATGTCCCTATGTTGGAGGCTGTAGCAAATGGTAAAGGCGTAAATGCGTCTGCCCCGCAACCAGATAATCAAACAAGAACATATCCATTAGCAATTACAGTAGAGGATAGAATTTATCCTAGTTTTGCTGTTGAAATGCTTAGAGTAAGTAGAGGGCAAAAGAGTTACATTGTTAAGACTAGTGAGATAGGTATACAAGAGGTTGCGGTTAAAGGGGTAGAACCAATAATAACACAGCCAGATGGTACTGCATATATACGTTTTAATAATAGTTTTGAGACAATAGAGTACACTGGTGCTGATAGCATACCAGACTTAGCAGGTAAAATGGTTATAGTAGGAGTTACAGCAGAAGGTATTGCTAATCCTGTACCAACACCACGTGGAAACTTATATCCACAAGAGATACAAGCTCATATGCTACAGAACTTTATAGATGGTAGTAATATAACTAGAAGCCAGTTAAGTGCCATTACAGAGCTTCTCATAGGGCTACTGACTATGTTACTTGTTGCACTAGCAGTATATAGATTACCTTTATTACTTACGGCACCTATGAGTCTAACTATACTAGGCGGTTATGCTTATTATAGTGTATATATGTATCAAAGTCAACTAATACTATTAGATGCTACTTTCCCTGTAATAGCAGGGTTCTTAGTGTTTACACAGGCGGCATTTAATAACTTTTACAAACAGTTTAAATTACGTGAACAAATTAAAAAACAATTTGAGCATTACCTTGCACCAGCAATGGTTAAAAAGTTACAAAAAGATCCAAGCCTACTAAAATTAGGCGGTGATACAAGAACAATGACCTACTTGTTCTCAGACATACGTGGATTCACTCCTATATCAGAACAGTTTAAAACAGACCCACAAGGTTTAGGTAAACTTATAAACAGATATATGACACCAATGACTGATTTAGTTATGCGTAAAGAAGGAACAATAGACAAGTATATAGGAGATGCCTTAATGGCAATATGGAATGCGCCACTTGATGTTGAGAATCATGCTCAACTGGCAGTTGAAACAGCAATGGAAATGGAAGTAGAACTAGCAAATCTTAATAAAGATTTATTTAAAGATGGGCTAATGCCACTTGCTGTTGGCATAGGAATAAATACAGGTGATGCTGTAGTAGGTAATATGGGTAGTAACCAACGTTTTGATTATACAGTATTAGGTGATAGTGTGAACTTAGCGGCACGACTAGAAGCACAAACAAAAGAGTACGGAGTGTTCTTTATGTTTACAGAACACACATTAAAACAAATAGAAACTCCAGAAAATTTAGTTATGTTAGATAAGATTGCAGTAAAAGGACAAACATCATCAGTAACAATTTATACTATACTTAATAATCATAAGTATGCAAGAGTATTAAACAGAATGGTAGACGCATATCAAAACAGAGAGTGGGCAACATGCTCAAATGAAATAGAGATTATTAAAGATCATAATTGGAATGATACGATTGCAGATTTATATGCAGAAAGAATTAAACAACCAATGCCACAGGGTGATTGGGACGGCGTACAAAGGAAAACAACTAAATGAGAATAGATCAAATATCTAAAGAAAATATAAAGCATTATAATTTAGATTATATACTTATAGATGATTTTGCTACAGATTGGGCAACTAAAGAAAACTTGGAAAAAACAGAGCTTTGGTCTCAATTTCACCCAGCACACAATTACATAGAAGAGAATAAGGCAGATATTATAAGTGCTGTAAATACAGCATTTGATGTAAATACAACAACTTTATATCACGGACTACAATTATTTAACAAAGAAGACGAAATTGTACCACACGATGATTATCAAGGAGAGTTAGATCTTCCCCATGGTAAAGTTCCATATACTGAAATGCCTATAAGAGCAATACTGTATTTAAATCCTGAATACATGTATGGTACGCACATACATAAAGAAGAACCAGGTTGGGCAGATGAAGATGATCCTAGATGGTGGGCACACATGTGGGATAAAGGTATGGAAATAGGCGGACAACCTGGGCAATTATTAATTATAAGACCAAATGGTAATTCATGGCATTCAGTAGGTTGTTTCAACACAACCTTAGATAATAGAATAACTAGCAACTGGATCTTCCAAAATTAAATAAATAAGAGTATGAAAAACTTTTTACACAATATATCACAGAAAGTCAAGTTATCAATAGTATGGCTATGGCAAAAAACAAAAGTTGTTGCCAAATTTATTGGTATGCTATTAATTAAATTAGGTAAGGCTATACTTAGGCTTTGGTTTAAAATATTCTATGAAGAATACGAACTTACAGTTTGGTATCTAAAAGACTCTGAAAGAGATAGTTACGGAAACATAGTTACTACAAGAACACATAAAAGATATTTATTAAAAAAGATCTCTAAGAAAACTCCTAAACATATTAAAGGAAAAGATATGGATGGAAGAGCTTTTGAAATTAGAACAGTTGAACCTTTTGATTACCAAATAAGAAAAATTTATTAATTATTCGTCTGGTTCCCAATCCTTTATATTTCTAAAAAACATATAGTAATGTTTAAAGTCTTTCAGTTGTTGTTTGGCGTGAAATAATTCTAAAGGTATCCCGTCTCCATGTTCAACTAAAGGAAAATAATATCTTTTAATTATTCTTTCTAATTTATTTACATCCTTAGCAAGGGCATCTAGTAATATATTATTGTATTCTAGATCGGTAACTAGAGCAACTAACCAATGATGGAACGGGTGTTCTGGATTAAATCTTGTTGTAGCGACTCTAGTCTGGTAATACAAACCTCTAATTGGATTCATGCCCGGCCTATACAACTTCATAATTTCTGGAAATTTAAAACTTTCATGTTCTGTCGCCATAGTTTTAATAACCCTAGAATAATCTTTCTTCATTGCCTTTTTAAGAGAATCTATATTTTCACCAATCTTATTGCGATACTCTTTAACAAGTTTATCGAAGATTTTTTGATACTTTGGAGATAACTTTTCATAGTAAACGTCTTGTATTTCGTCTATCTCTATGGCACCTTCTAGTAGTGTATGTGGGATTGTAGTAGTTCGTTCAAAATTATCTAGTTCAGTGGTTATCCGCAAAACAACAAAATCGATTATTTCGCCTTTGCTCATATATAATATTTATCGAGAATTTATTTGCAGTATAGTGTGTAGTTTTTCAGTACCATTGTTCTTAGATAACGTTACTCTGGCACCATTGTGTAAAGGTTTGGGCCACATGCCAATATCTACCCAACAATAACCAGCACTCTCACCGTTTAATTTTGGTGGTTGAAATTCTTTCTCAACTACATATACAAAACTGTAGTAATAAAAATTCTTGTCTTTGCTTTGGTAAACATCTAAAGGATTTAATTTTTGTAGTTCTGGAACGAACCCTATTTCTTCTTCTAATTCTCGTTGGATACATTCATATGGAGTTTCCTTTTTCTCCATTGTACCTCCCCAAAAACCCCATGTGTGATTAAATCGTTTGTTGCCTTCTCGTAATTGCAACATACATCTTCCTGTGTCTTTGGCAAGGAATAAAACTCCTGCCGCCAATGTGTTCATTATAAACTTAGTCTCCAAAATCCTGGATTGTATTCGCCTTCGTAACTACTTATCCAAGTTTTGCCGGTCCATTTGTATTGTTTGGTAGTAAATGTATTGATAATGTAATGTATATCACTAGAACTTGCACTAGCATCAAACACTACTGTCCACGCAGAGCCGTTAAATTGTATGATGTCATCTTCACTTGCATCAAGATCCCAATTGGTATATCCTGATTTTGTGATTTGTTCTGTAATTAAATATCTTTGTCCGTTAGTAGCGGTAGCCAATGTACCGTCACCTGGATAATTTGCTCTAGGGTCTATGATTTTATCTATTGCAGAAAGAGTATTAGCAGGCAATGTATCTGTATCTAAATTAAAAATTAATGAAGTATCACTTGAAGGATTAGTTGTTACTGTACCATATACTAAATTTAGTAAGTTATCAGAATCACCGCTAATATTTAATTTTAATAAACTTGTAGAGCGTATCTCACCCAATTGTTCTATAATGTCTGACCATTTAACTTCTGTGCCTTTTTGGTCCACTAGTGTAGCCGAAGCACCTATTACTTGTACTTTGTAATCACCTGGGGTAGTCACAATTTCAAAAGAATCTTCTATGTCGTTAAAGAAGTCTGCATAGTCGTTACTGTAACCTAAGTCTGATATACTTGATATAGAGTGTACATTATTAATAATCTCTTGTATAATTGTTTGTCTTTTAACTTTTGCAGGAGGACTAATCCATATAGGTATAGCAAAGGTTAATGTAGAAATATCTAAATTTTCATCTACACCTGCTGGGATACTTCTACTACTCCATGCAATATCAGTAAGCTCAACTTCAAAAACACTAGTCCAATCTAAAGGATTACTATTAGATTGTAATTGAATACTTGGATTAAACAGTACAAATATTTGTTCCAATACTTGTAGTTTTGTATCAGTATTAGTTGTCCATATATCTACGTTTATTGTAAGATTATATGGCACAGGCATATATCTTTGTGTTGAATATAAGTTTCCTTGTTTTGAAGAGTATGTTCCTGTCTCGGTATCATATTCTCTTTCTGCTATCTGGTTAGTATCAACAAAAAAGGGTTCAGCGATTCTATCTCTTGCTGGTTGTATACTTTGTATAGTTACACTAATAAAAGGCGCACTATTAATTACGTTTTCTGAATTATTACGCAATATGTTTGCTACCATTCTTTGTGCATCACCGTATCGTGCTGGCACTCTATTATAATTAGCACCTGATTGGGTATATTCTCTTACTTTAAAATTAGAGAATATTCTAATGATCTGAATTAGATAACGTTTTATCTGCTCGTCATACCAATAATCTAAATTCTTACCTGCCATTAGTTATCCGTCTTAGGTTTAATAACCTTACTTAAATTTGTTTTTTCGTTTGCTTTTCCACCGTCGCTTTCACTAGTAATATTATCGTTATTAATAAAGGTTGCTAATATTCTATTTGCCGCTGACCAGGCCTGACGACCATCTGAGCCCACATTTAACCAACGTGTGCCTGATTTTTTAAATAATCTATTTGGGCTGAAATCTGTTCTTAAAAAGTAGTCATCGTCAGTCGTGCCTGATACAGGGAATGTTGTTCCACTGCCTACTAAACTTAAACCATTTACCGGTATTCCGTCAGCACCACCGAAGTCTATACTTGGTTTGTCTGGTACAGATTCATCAAAATATAAATGTGTTGTATTTCTATACTGCGGGTCAAAAGGCACATCATTTTCTGCCTGCTCTAAAATTTTATCATTAATATTAATGTCGTTAGCATAGGTGCTTATTAAGTTTCTTAAATCTTCCTCTTCTTCGCCAGTACCAAGAATATCTCTGTACTCTTGTGAATCTGTTATAGGACCTAATTTAACTCTCCACAAATGTGGCCACCAACGTGGGTCATATCCTTCTGCTGGCCTACTAGCATCTGTTACTACATAATATCTGTTGATTGCTTCGTCACTGCCTAGTAATAAATCATCTCGTAAATGTGGTAACTCTAAAACGTCACCAGCCATTAACTTTCTGCCTACTGCTTCTACCATACTTTCTATATGAAAATTCATCATCAGTGTATCGTTTGCAAGAAACATACCAAATTGTGTTAAATCAAATGCATCACCATCACCAAGATTATATTGTCCACGTAGTTCATAAATATCTTTGTCGTATTTACGGTCTCTATTTTCTAAAAACAATAAGTCTTGTATAAAGACTTCGGTATTATTTGCGGCACTACTTGGTCTTGTAGGGTCTTTCTCGTCAGGAGAAGCATGTATTCCTAAATATTTATGGATATGTACACCGGTACCTCCGGCATGTAAATGTTCTCCGACAATTCTATCGGTGAATGAGTAGTCATTTGTTTTGACTGGATTCCATAAACTTATTCTAGGCATAGTACTATTTATCGCCTTTACGAATCCTATCGTAATATAATTATAACTATACATAACAACGATAAATATAAAAAACGGAAAGGTGGCTGAGTGGCTTAAAGCGTCTCCCTGCTAAGGAGGAGTACGGGTAACTGTACCGAGAGTTCGAATCTCTCTCTTTCCGCCAGGACAATTTATGAAAAACATTAATATATTCTATCTACATAACGGGTTTCAATTTACAGATGAAACAATACAACAGCATACAACCAATGGTTGGACTGGACGTGAGCCCTTACCTCTACATATATTAACACAAATAGAATTAGAACAAAACTTTAATCCATTTAACGAAATGTTTGATATCAATATAATTAACAATGGCGATAGCTCTAAGTGTAATAGTAATGATATAACACTTGTTCCTATAGATATACAAAGTTTTCCTATCACAATAGAAAATCGTAAATATTATGAGCTATCGCCTTTTGGAAAAGAAATAGATAAGGTTGTACAACATATATTATCTCTAAATTTACCTAATGTAGCATTTTTATTTTATTCAAGTACTGAACCATATTTCTTTGATGCAAACATATATTTTGCTGAACTAGGATCGGCAAACCCAAACATTAAAATTATATTAAGTGGTTCAGGGGAAACTACTGATTACTTTGGACACTTCACAACCCATACATTAAGAGTTAAAAATGTATACAAAATACATAAACTTTGGTATTTTGATAGAGTGCATTATATGACATTTTTATCAGAGGAAGAAGAATTTAATAATGTACACTTAGATGTAAATAATTTTAAGACTACAGAAGAAAAGCAAGATCTAAATGTTATACCAAATAAATTTTTATGTACACTAAGAAATTGTAGATCACACAGATTATTATTTTCTACTATCTTAGAAAATAGTGCTATGGGATTAGAAGATATTACCTATGGTAGATTTTATAGTTTAAGACCAAATGATATATCTAAAATTGCCAACAATCCAAAAACAAAACATGAATATCCTTATCATATACAATTAATGTCTACAAGTTTAAACGAATTAATTAATAAAGAAGATATTACAGATAGTATGTTGAAGTCTATAATGAAAAATATTATGAGTAGGCCTCATATTATAGATATGGAAAATATAGATGACAGAGGTATTCCTGGTCCCTGGTTGTATGAAGATTGTGATATCGCAATTACACCTGGTGGAGAACCTTACGGTTATGGGTATGTAGATGAAAAACAATTTATACCTATGGCTTTTAAGAAACCTTTTATCACATTTGGGTGCAAGGGTATATATGAAGAACTTAAAAATATAGATTTCAAAACATTCGACGATTGTTGGCCAATTAACTTTAATGAAGCAGATACTTTATTAGATAGAGTAAAAGGTTTTTTTACTGTATTTGAATATATAAGAAATCTAAGTCCTGCAAAGTATCAAGAATTATTAGAACAAACAAAAGAAAGTGTTGAGTTTAATTACAATCACTTAGTTGAAGGGACATTTAGAAGAAAGAGTAATGAAAACTTTTTTCAGGAGATACACGATGCCTGCAGTTAGAGGAGCAAGACCAGTAAGAAATAAAGAAGTACAAGACTTTCATTTTCATATAGATAAAAACAATTTAAGTACAGTAACACTTGAAGAATATGAAAAGGTATGGAGAGAATGGCTCAATTATTCTGATACTAAAAGTTTACAAGGTTTAGAAAATTTTACTAATGTAGATTATACGCAAGGCACAAGTCAAACATTTGATCAATTCATTTTACGACATAGTAAAGATAGAGAAATATTAGTTTTAAGTGGAGACTTTCAGTATCATGCTTGTTTAGGAAAGCATGTGCAATTTAGTTATGTAGATTACCCGCATCATTTAGAAGGCATATTGCAGGGACCTGGATTACATGCATTATTAATAAGTGCCCCTTTTAGTGACTTTGGAACTATGCACCCTGATTTTGAACAACTAATGAAAATATGTAATGTTATGGACATTCCGGTATGTTTAGACTTAGCATACTGGGGAATAAGTAAACATGTACATATAGATTTAAATGATTTTCCTGCTATAAAAGAAGTTACATGCAGTCTAAGTAAGCCTTTCTTTACATTAGAAAACCATAGAGTTGGTGTTAGGTTTACTAGAGATTATGTAGATGACGGCATAAGCATGTTAAATGAAGTTAAAATGCAAAATAATTATAGTATGGCATTAGGAGTAGAATACATGCGTAATTACTCGCCTGATTATAATTGGCACAAATATAGAGATCTATACGAAACAATATGTCAAAATGAAGAATTAGTATGGACAGACACAATGATATTTGCTTTAGGAGACGATATCAGGCACGCAGAATATAACAGAGGCGTATCAGGAAACTATAGAGTCTGTATTTCGGATTGGTTAGGCGATTGTTAAATAAATAGTAACATAAATACACACAGGAGATAGATGTATGATAGTTAATTCACATAATGATTGGGATCCTTTAGAGGAAATCATTGTAGGTCGAGCAGACCATTCTAGAATAGCCACTGATATTTCAGCAAGAAGTTTTAGTTATGCTAATTTTAATAAAGAAGATGTAGAAAAATTAGAAGGGCCTTACCCACAATGGGT